TTTAAGTCGCTCTTCAAGCCAGTGAGTAGCATCGTAACCCAATGCTTTTTCTTCATCATCTTTAGTCCTCTTCTCTGGAGTATCCACCCCAGCAACTCTTACACGTTCTTTTTTATAAAGATCAAACCCAAGGTCAATGGTGACATCAATCGTGTCTCCATCAAGAACCCTGTTGATTTCTACTACTCTAAAGTTATAGCAGGACTTCCTGCTTGGTGGTGTCATTGCTCCCATTGTCTTCTTTCCTATGAAATGCTTCAGGTTCAGTATTATGTATCCAAGTTTTTAATCTTGAGACATATACCCTGAGTAAATCTGCTTGATTGAGATGAAATGTGTCTTGTGTTTCAAAATAAAGTTTGTTGTGGAGATCTATGCCATCCAAGCACTTCTTTATGATAGGGTTCCACGGTTCCCTAAAAGAAGTATTCCATTCTCTTGGCATATATTTACTTTTTCTTACCCCCGTTCTTGGCTTTCTTCGCAGTCGCGTTCCCTTGATTCTGCTTCGATTGACCTTTCTTGCCCTTGTTTGCGGACTTGGCCATTTTCTTCTAGTTCCTTAAAAGATAGTCTCAATATATATACGACACAATATAGCGTAAACGCTAGTCCACAACACAGAAGAATAATAACAGACCAGACAGGATCGTTTATATCATCAAGGGGTTTCAGAAGTAATTCCATTTAAGTAATCCTTTTCCGTTTGATAAGGAACAACTTTTCCAGTCTTAAGTTCCCAAGCATAAACTAATTCTGGTATCAACCATTTATCTATGCGAGAGCAGTGTTCCCAATTAGCAGGAACAATGGTGCAAGGAATAACTACAGTAGACCAAAACGCAGCAACATAATTTAGAATTGTAAGCATCAATGTTCATCTCCACTTCCTATGATTTATAGAAGTATCATTCCAATCATTGCCATTCGCCCAGGGAGAAATGATACGAATATCATCAAGTCCTTCTATATCAGACTTTTTAATTTCTGTTACTGGTTCTTGTTTCTCTTCTTCCCAAGTTTTTATAATCTCATTGACTTGCTTGTCCACACTAGTCATCTCCATATCAACTTTACCTTGAACCCACATAGTCCATAACCACTCTATGAAACCAAGAGCAAGATGATTGATGGGAAACTTTTGTTCGTTCGCCCATCTCTTACTTTTGGTATACCAGTTTTCTTCTCCACCCCAATAATACTTAAACTTGTGCTCCATTAATCACAGTCCTTATTGATAGTGGCAATTTCTCCTCCTATCTCTGCCCCAGTATTCCCACTAAACATTGCTACCCATCCCGCAGCCAACCAACCAATATAAGGAATACCACTAAACATTGGGGCAGCAGAAGCACCAATACTAGTTCCAACCAATCTACCTGCATTTTCGCCACCACCTTCCGCCTTGATACACTCTATCTTTTTGGCAGTCAACTTTCCCAACTCACCTCCTTGGAGATGCGTCGCTCCATCCATAGTGTACTGTTCCTGTTGGATTATCTTAGTATCTCCACCAATACCAAAGAAACCATTCTTCTTAAGAACAACCTTGTCCTTACCCATAACAGTGGGAGCATTAGAACGATATTGAATTCGGTATCCATCCTTACCTGCTTCTACCTGATAAGCAGTGTAATCACCAACAGGCAAGTTAATAATAGGTAATTGTTGACGATTTAAAAGATGACCAATAACTCCAAAGTGTGCAACACCAAAAACGGTCCCCACAGTGAGTGCTACCCACTTAAATGGAGACCGTTGAGGTTTAGTTACAACTGGTTGTGGTTCTTCAGAACCAGACTTCTTCTTGAACATACATCATACCGTTGGCATAATAGGTGGTTCACCATCCTTTTTAGGTGCAGCAGTTGCAATCTGAATTGGTGCCTGTTCAATACGAATCGTTTGAGCAGGTGCTGTCTGTGCTGCAGCAGCAATCAGTTTTTCCAAGTCTGCTTTGGATACTCCACCAGAAGCACCTCCCATCTTCATCGTACCATCACCTGACTTCTTCGCAGTCTGAACACCGAAAGTAGCTAAAACTCCAGTAAAGACAGATGCAATGAAAGTAGGATCAAGTTTCTGTTCAGGAATACCAAGAGCAGGTGGTAACTTGATGTATGCAAGAGTCAGAATACCACCAGACCAAACAAGAATTCCAAGGCGAACCATTGTACTGATTGCTTCTAACTGACCTTCATGATCATCAGCAGCATCTTTCAATTTACCAAACAAACCTTTTTTCTTTTCTTCTTCTTTAGGTGTTTCTTTTACCTGTTCAGACATTTGATCAGAAGCAATGCATTGCTATTTAGTCAAAGATTGGTTTAATTGGAGGATTAAACTCTTCTCGGTGTGCTTTCATAACATGCTTTGGGACACCGTAGTATCCCATATGCATCCACACACAGTCAATGTAGCGGAGATCTTCACGGTCTGCATCAAGTGTATACATGTCGCAGTAGTTAATAATGTCTTGAGGAACCTCAATCTTTTTCCAGGTCAGAGGTTCTTCAATAAAGAATGGTATAGTCATTTGTATCTTTTAATAGCGTCTTTAACAGGAAATGTGTACTCCATCACCGATACTAACATAATCGTAAATCCCAAAACAAATAAAGTAGATATCATTTAATAAATCCCTCCTCGCGCAACCACTTCTCAGTTAGTGGAGTTGGTTTATAGTCAGTCCACATAGTTCCACGAGCACAAGACTCAAGTGCTTCCATTGTCACATTTTCAGTTCTACCTGCCCATCCTGCTTCTGCTTCCCAGGGAACAGCAGATGCAGGATAAGTACGCTCTGCCATCTCACGATAGATCATGGGAATATCTTCTTCTGGTCTGATGATGGCAATCAAACTATTCTTGATTGTACCTGCCATACAGTCTTGAGCAGCGTGCCAACCTTCATGACGCATTACAGTCATTAAGACACTCGGACGACGCATGTAAGTCTTATTCAGGAAGAAGTTATTACTTACAGTATGATAAACACCACGGTGCCCAACAGGAAAATATTTTTCATCTGCTAGAAACACCTTAACTCCGACCTTATCAAGGGCAACGAGCATTCTGTCGAACTCGTCAGCAACAAGATCATAATCACTATTGGGATGAGCGTTAGCAATAGTAGCGATACTTTTGACTCTGTATACATCTTGAGTACATTCTCTTACGATCATGCAACCCAACGCATCCATTGTATAGAATCCTTTAGTAATTTTTCCCTCAGCAAAAACTGGAGAGCTGAATGAAGCTGCCGCAAATAAAGCGGTAATAATTCTTTTCATGTGTAGTATGCCTGATAATACTTAACAATGCCATCAGTCCTTGCATTACCTTGTGATACCCAATCATGAGCACACTCAGTAATAGACTCCATACTATATAATGGTTCTCCATTACTATCAAGTTGAGAACCAAATCTGGCAAGAAGAATTGTGTAAACTTTTTGCCTCAACTCCATTCGTTCTTCACTGTAGCGCCAATCTTCGTCGGTCATTTCCAAACAAGCTTCTTAGTATAGTTATAAGCGTATTTTTCACGATATCCTTTGATACCCCACCCCAACCAATAATAAGCACCAACCATATATTGATGAACTGGTTGTCCACGTCCTTCAAACTCTGGGAGAACTTTTTGGAAATGAACCTCATTAATCATGTAACGAGTTTGTCCTTCAATGCTGCTGGGATTGCATTCATACTTCCTACAGAACTTACCAAGACCATTATATCGTGCAGTAGTAGTCCATTGAATAAGACCATAACCACCTCGACGACATTGATGATAAGGAACTCTGGCACCACCTTCACAGATGTTTGGATGGAAGTTACTTTCTGATTTAATATTGCCCATAATTGTTGCAAGGGCATTGCGATCAGAAATGTTGGTTCTTTTTTGAAGTTGTTCTAAAACATACTTTTCGTTTTCATTGCAGCCAGGACATTTCCATTCCTTCTTTTCCACTACAATAGGAATTGCCTTCTTTTCATTAATACTCACATCAACTTCTGGAGGATTTTTAATCTCGGTGATCGATGGATACGCACAAGCAGCGGGTACAGAGGCGGCAAGAAGGATTGGAAAAAATTTTCTAAGCATTAAAACAAATTGAATTCGACATCCGTCTAGAGAAAGCGCACGTCCTCTTTCTCAAGAGGCAGTCTCCACGGCTCATGGTATTTACAAAGATTGTAAACTCGTTAAGCATAGCACATTTCAACGGCTATGTCAACGGCTATACTCTTCGATCTTGTCTAAGACTTTATTAAGATATTGATGTGCCAAGAACGAGATACCTTCTGGGTATTGTTCTTTATACAGTTGATCCTTCAACTTTAGCACCTCACATCGTATCTCGTCTTTTGAAATTTGTCTTCTAGGCATGACAATAAAAAAGCTCAGCTGTATTTAGCTGAGCCTGTAAATTACCAGATTCCTGGAATCAATTGACCTGTGGTTAGATATGCACCAACACCAGCAACAAAACCGATCATTGCTAGACGTGCATTGAGGATCTCTGCCTCAGGAGTAAAACCTAATTTTTTCATTTGTAGTACCTCAGCAATTGTGGATCGAGATAAGGACGATTAAAAACTTCTATGGTAGACAGTTGTGATAGTTCTTTCAATTGTTCTTTAGAAAGTTTTCCCCAACGAAGACGGGCAAGAATATACTTAATCATTAAAAGGATGTTTTTGTTTGAGTTCAGGATTTGGTTGTGAAGGAATTACAGGATCCCTAGTTTTATTTTTAATTACAATAAACGCATCTTTCTGATAAGACACTGTTCCAAAAGGCTTTGCCCATTTGGGATTTGCATTTGGACTAGTAGCAGTACCAGTTACAGCAACACCACCAATCTCAACTACAATATCATCAGTTTCAGTGTCCCAACCTAGCTTTTCAATAACTTCAGCAAGTCGATCTCCTGAATATGCAGTCACAGATTCTCTTCCTGTTCGGTGAGAATTACACAGTCACTAGTGGGATATGCAACACAAGTGAGAACAAAACCATCTTCCATTTGCTCATCATCAAGGAATGATTGTTCGCTGTTGTCTACGGTGCCAGAGATGAGTTTCCCTGCACAAGCACTGCAAGCGCCTGCTTTGCACGACGAAGGAAGGTCAACACCTGCCTCTTCTGCTGCTTCAAGAATGTACTGATCATCAGGACATTCGATTTTAGTTTCAGTTCCATCAGGGGATTGGAGAGTAACGCTGTAAATGGTCATGGTTTATTAAAAAATACCGAAGAATAGTTTACCAGTAATTGCGTAGGATGTCAAGCCTGCAATGATTCCCATCATTGCCCAACGTCCATTCATGGTCTCTTTATACTCATTAGGAGTTTGCATACCATAATTATGGTAGTACATAGTAGGCTCTTTTGCCCACATGTTTTGCTGTCCGTGCTCGTTGGAAGTTACAGTCACAATAATTGTTAAGAACTATTACGAATTATATATCATAGTGTAACAATTTGTCAAGCATTGTGTCAGCATTTAAACATTATTAAATTCAAACTGGAAGAATTGCTCCACAGTCATTTTGTTTGATTCATTTTGCCACCAACCAAGCAATCCATTACGGCTGCCAGTGTGGAAGGCATCAACATGTTCTGGATGAATGCTGGATCCCAGATCAATCTTATATACAAATACTGGAATTGCATAAGTTTTTCCAGCGTTGTAAATTAAATCATCAGCAACTGGTCTAGGTCTAACACCATTATCCAGTTTGTATTTGTCTCCACGAACATGTAGTGAAATAAGCTTCTCAGCATAGCGTCTATTGATCATATAAGCTGCTGTAGAGAAGTCATCCACAAGACGTGGGTGAAGATTACCAAGAAGCTTTCTAGGGTTAATAACGGCGAGCTGAACCACATCCCAGTCATAAGGAATGTAACTATAAAATTCCCGCCAGGTGAAGGGCCAATACTTGACTGTTTCTATGTCAAGGTCATCTTCGCAAAAGATAGCATAGTCAGAATCAGATGTTTCTAACCAATGCTTCATTCCTTTGAGATGAGATGTGACACAACCCACTTCGCCAGAAGAAATTCCTGGATACCTCCCAACGAGTATATGACTAAGATCATCATCCCTACCGTCATAAGCAGAAATTCGTTCGTAATTGGTAATCTCCCAATACTTGAATTGCTCTTCCATGTAGAGCCGTCTTTCTGGTTGACCATCAAGATTTAGATAATAGATGGGACAAATACCATTTAGTTTGTAAGCAGATTTATTCTTGTCCATTGATAAGCTTTGTTACACTAGGGATGTAATGTTCTTTAATGACTTTGACCCAATCAAAGTTCTTTGCGTATTCTAGTATATCTTTGCGATGTTGTAAAGAGTATTCTCTATTCTCAACAATTTTTTGTTCAACATATTCGATGTCACCAATTCTACTTTCAGGAATTACTGTGATAAATTCCTTGCTAGTATCAAGGTTGGCTTTACCCCATTCACAAACAACAACACCAAGACCTGCCGTAAGAGCTTCCATACAGACAAGTGGATGTGCTTCACCGTCAGATAGCAATACTAGATTACCATACTGGGTAAGTTCCTGGTGGAGAGTTTCTTTACTCCATTCTCCCAGGTAATTTTTGTTTGGATTAAATCTGTTATCTGCAAGGTTGCCAGCAAACCAAAGACTATCGATGCTTTGGAACATATGCTGACGCTTACGGTAATCAATCTTAGCTAGGTAGATGCTACGATCACCATACTGAGGTTCATCAACGTAATTAAATGCCTCCGAGTTAACACCATTTGGAGTTACAAATAGTCGATCGTGAGGAATGTTAAGCATGACAGAATAGATCTTTGCAATCCCTTCTGATAAACAGAACACATTTGGTTTGACTTGCCCGAACGCATTAAAGATATTAACATATCCATTAAACATATCAGGTCTTTCTAGATAGCCAAAGTGACTAGTGATAGCCTTTGGATACTGAATGTATGGATAGATTGGAATAAATTCATCGTAGTGAACATGAACAAAGTCAGGTCTAAATGAATTGATCTCATCAATCATTTGACGTGCATCTTTGGTATTCACAATCTGAACTGTGTGTCCAAGTTTTTCTAATGCGTTTTTTGTATCCCAAATTAGGATCTCTACCGCACCCCATCCTGTTGGAGGGATAGGCATGATCCCTGGGCCTACCAATGTGATTCTCATAAGTTTACCAAGTCGGGCCTTTACAATCTACTCCACGTACAAGACGCAAGGGTAGAGGAATTCTAACTAAGTCATTCTGACTGTAGTATCTATTATAGCATGAATACTTAAATGCTTCTGCAACAGGAGCCCAGCACTCATCTAAGTTTACTAATCCGTTCATCGTATGAGTATAAGCATTTAGAAACTTCTTATACCGTCTTCCGAAAATAAATCCTAGGTCAGGAAAATGTGGAGAGTGTGATGAAAGATAGAATTTATTCGATTGTAATTCGTGTAGATCTGGATAATCCCAAATATTTATGTCTGTCCTAATGGTGATGATAAAGTCATAAGTATATCCAACCTTTTCTAAAAGTTTTCCTACTTGTTCAATAGAATACAGTTGTGATAGTTGATTATGAAAGTTCTTTTTGTGAAATCTTTCACCATCAAATTTCTTTTCAACCAAAGAATACATCTCATCATTTGAAAATTCTTTTGGTTTTTCAGTAATCAAATGATGTGGTTTCCACTTCTCAATAAATCGATTGAGATCATATCTGTCCTTTGGACATTGTTCCATTTGGAGCCAAGTTGAAAACTCCCAATCGGAAGATACATGTGATCGATCCCACTGATTTGCATCATCGTCATCCCACCAGAGATGAGCATAGATGTCAGTGTCATACCGATCAAAGATGAATTTTTTATGTGATTCATAGCAATAAGGATTTTCAGTAAACCTCGGTTGCCCGTAATACAAACATGCTACTTTCATAGTTAAGACCAAAATACATTAGTAGGTACTTTTTTAAGAAGGATATCAAAGTTTTCTCTTGTGCAATATGAAAATGCGACAGTCATTCTCAAATTATCTGTGCAAGGTAAAGGAGATGTTCCTCGATGAGACCAATTAGATGGTATCAAAACACCGCTATTTGGTTTAAATTCAACATAAGTATATTTTTTTGTTACTGGATTTTGACAAACAAATTCACCACCCCATTCAGTATCCCATTCAACATCCGAAAATAAAATAAAAGTCCAAACATTATCAAAGTCATAATCAATATGGAATTCTGATGGTTGTCCAGCAGTCTGTCCATTAATATGAATTCTACAGAGTCTCAATCTCTTTTTAATAATTTTCTGTAACTTTAAATTAATAATTGTAGATAAGTGGAATAGGTATGGATTTTGCTTATCATGAATTGGAGGAGCCCAAGATCTACCACCAGTCTTTACAGATTTATTGGACAAATTCCAATTAGTGAGAATATTAATCTCTTCTTGAAGTTGCTTATATTGTTTATCAGGTAAAACTCTAGGAATAACAACTGGGTAAATGTTTGCCTCCATTCTCTCAAATAGGGTATGTTTCATTTAAGTCTCCCAACAAAATCACTACAAATTCCATGACAATCCATGACCTTTAGCATGTCCCAATCTTCATATCTCCACTCTGGCATAACGATAACAGAACGTGGTGTATATGCTTGACCAGGATAAGTCCAAATATATCTCTTACTTGTCAACGTAAAATAATCTTCTTGATGCCAAAAGTAATTAAACCCACTTGTGCCGTGACTAAAGTGATACAGCGCATCTAAGTTTTTACAATGTATCCATAGATTATCTTTTCTAGCAGCTAGCCAATACCAAGTAACCGAATGCTGTGCTTCATCATGACCAAGGAATAACTTTTCGCTTTTGATGTCATAACGAACATCAATCTCAACATCATAACCCTTATCAATAGCAGCATCAATATATTCTGGTTTGTTTTCTTCTGATGGATTTTCTCCGTGGACGTTACCTCGATGTGCAATAAGTTTCATTTTCTTTTAGCGTTGTGCGTGTTAATTCATCAAAACTAGAAACCTCATATACAGAAGCTCCGCTTGCATAAGCTGCTTGCTTTCCAACTTCACTATCTTCAAAAATTAAAGTGTGGTCTGGAGAAGCATCAAAGTATTTCATGGCTGTTAAGTAGATTTCAGGATCTGGTTTGGGAGTAACAGACTGAGCACTAAGCACCAAGTCAACATACTCCCGTACATCCAGCTTATCTATAACCTTATTTAAAAAGCTATACCTGGCATTTGATGCTAAAGCTATTTTAATGTTAGCATTCTTTAACAAAGAAAACAATGGTTTTATTTCTGTGTTAATAACAATCTTCTCTTCAAACAGCTCACATGCATAATGGTCTTTCAGCTCCCAAATATCATCAAGATCATCGGAATTGATCCGATTATACTCTGCTAGAAGATGAAGTTTTTGTCTTGTTGGAATAGTTCCAAATGCCTCATCTTCATCTCTAGTGTAGCCGCAACCATACTGAGCAAGTGCAAGTTGTGTTGCAGGAAAATGAAGTGCTCGGCTATTGACAAGCACTCCATCTACATCAAATACGCAGAGTTTGATTTTGAGAGAATTCATTCTAACCTCTTACTGCATGTGCATTCATCGGGCATGGTGCGAGATCACTTTGGCTGTATCTCCGTAGGAAAGAACCCATCTTGAAAGCTTCTGGAGATGGTTCCCAAATACCTTCATAAACGTGATCGACATCATCAAAGCAATTTTTAGCCCATCCCAAATACTTAGTTCCAAAGAACTGAATTGTATCTGGGAATCTTGGATGGTGTCCAGGAAGATAGAACTTGCTGGAATCACACTCTTCAAGATTTGGGAAGTTCTCTAGGATTGTATCATACCTAGCAAGAATAACCCATTCATATTTACGATTTGTATCAGGTGCTCTACGATAACCATCAAAGATCTCAGCAACTCTTTTAATAGAATACAGTTGAGACATAATGTTACTGTAGTTGTGATCATTCCAGTGCCCTTCTGGATGCTGACCAGTATACCTTTCATCTACCCACTTCTTTGCATTGGGTGGTAGTTCAAATCTAACTGGTTCATCATGCATAAGAACCAGAGGATTGTAAGTCTCACAGATAATTTCTAGGGCTTTATCTGGAATAGGACATTCTTTAATTCTAGACCAAGTAGAGTATTCATACTCCTTTGACCATTCACCTTTTTCTTCCCACCATGTATGCCCAAAGACATCTACATCATATCGAGAAAGAATGTTTTCTTTATAGACTCTTGCAATCTCAGGATTGTCAATGAATCTAGGTTGACCAAAGAAACAAAGTGCTACTTTCATCAGACATCACCCTCGTAGTTTTCCAGGAAGTAATTCAGATCTTCAGGAGTTCCAAGACCCCACATATCTTCAGTACCAATCTCTTTGATACGAATCTTCTTACCATCACCGATGGCTTCATTGTATACAGGGCAGACATAGAACTCGTTATTAACACGGACGTTCTTTTCAATCATCTGTTCTGCATACTTAACGTAGTCAGATCCATGCTTCCAGTAGTAGATACCAGCAGTTGCATGTTCAGAGATAGGCTTCTTCTCAGCAACTTCACAGACATAACCATCTTCACCAAGCTTTGCAAAAGACCACTTAGGATGGGTAGCAGGGAAAGTAACAATACCACCATCTACATTGTCGTTATTGAAAGCATAGAGAGTTTCATTAGAATCCCAAAGAATCATCTGGTCAGAGTTAGTCATGATCAGAGGTTCATCATTGTCAATGAACTCCTTTGCAAGAAGAGTAGTGCAAGCAGCACCTTCGGTAATACCATCAACTTGAACAATGTTGCAGTTAGGGGTCAACAAGTTCAGAAGATATTGAAGGTTGTACTTTTCATAATGTTCTTTTTGAACAACATAGGTGTACTTGGCTTCAACATTCAAAGCCTCCACCACAACCTGAATCATGGGCTTTCCACGGACTTCAATCAAAGGTTTGGGGAAAGTATATCCAGCATTGGCAAAGCGGCTTCCAGCGCCTGCCATAGGTACGAGAACGTTCATTTTTTCAGACCTCCATGCAATTTTCTTGGTTTGTTTATCGTTTAGAATTGTTTTAATCTTTTCAATTTTAGATTGATCCAGATCCTTTCTATCATTGACAGCAACAAGATGACACTTACTATCGATGGCACCTTGTCTTCCGATGTGACTATCTTCAATAATCACAGTATCTTTTGGAAGTGCTCCTAACCTAATCATACACTTCCAGTACATTTCTGGATAGGGCTTGTTACGATATACATCTTCATTACTGATGTATAGATCGATAAACTCTAATAGTCCTAATCTTAATAAAATGATTTTAACAGTATTCCTAATAGAATTAGATGCAACAGCAATACTGTATCCTTCATCCTTAAGTTGTTGGAAGTATCCCATCAACTCATAGTCTTTGCGAACTTGTTCATCAAAGATCTTGAGAGTTTCTTCTTGCTTATCTTTCCAGATTTGATCATAGTATTCAACTGGTAACCCTTTATTCTTAGTAAGAAGTTCCAGCTTAGGTCTGGTAGGAAGACCATCGTAAATACTAACGTGCTCTTGACGTGTAATTACATACTCTTCACCAACTTTGGCAAGAGCTTGATTAAGTGCATCAAAGTGATAATCTTTACTATCAATTAGTACACCGTCAAGGTCAAAAATTACAAGTTTTGTCATCTCACGTCTCTGTAAAGTTTAGGATAAAATGGATGTTTGTGAACGATAAGATTATTTCTTTTTACGTTCCATCCAAGAATACATTCTGGATTTACAATAGCTCCTTCGGAGCAGATAGCTTCAAAGTCTGGATACATTCTGCAGTATGCCATCATGGTATCATAATCGCCAAATGCAAATGTATCACCTAGAGCGTAATCTGTATGGCTCTTGATATCTGTGATATGAAGTCCTTTTGGATCATAATCAGATAATTTACCCAAGGGTTCTGTGAACCAATTGTCTGTGCGGGTTCTAATAACACAATCGAACTTATCGATTTCCGCATCTTGAACGTATTTATCCATCAACTCAGATGCTTTATAGAGGCTATATGCCTGAGAAGCAATATTGTTTAGAGGATGATAGTAACGAGGATCTGATTTAATTGTTGGATGTGAAAAACTTTTTGGATCTTCATATTCAACGGTACATGGATCAACTTCACGATCAATAAACTCAAAAAGATCTGGGGGAACTGGTTCCCAAAAATGTGCAAAGATGGAAAGCATGTTGCCAGCACCAAAAGCACCGAAGTGCCTTTGATGATTTTCCCAGCACTCAATAAAGTCTCTGGGTTGTCCAGAGTACAAAATGGCAATTGTTTTATCAGACATGGAATTGGCTATTGTCCTTTGACAAGTGTAGCATCTTTGGCTCAAAATCGCAATACTGTGCAAACACCTCTGGGAATGCGTACTGCGGATGAAGAACGTTTACTTTATCTCTGTTCTGTGAGAAGAACTTATTGAG